CTCTTGACTATATGCGTCTACATAAAAAATATAGTTTTAAAGATGAACCATCATTTAAGCTAGATGCATTAGGTGAAAAATATGTAGACCAAAAGAAAATTGAATACGAGGGGTCACTTGATAGATTATTTGCTGAGGACAAAGAAAAGTTTATTGAATATAACTTTGTTGATGTTTTAATTCTTAAAAAATTAGATGAAAAATTCCAATATATTGACTTAACTAAAAATCTTGCCCATAAAGGAAAGGTATTATATGAAGAGGTTTATTTATCTTCTAAAATTCAAGATGGAGCTATTTCTAGTTGGTTATTATCTGAGGATATTATTCCACCCAATAAAGACTTAAACCCTATTACTAAAAAGAATTACGCGGGTGGGTATTTATTTTGCCCCAAAACAGGTATTTACAATTATATGTTTGATGAGGATCTTACCTCACTATACCCTTCAATTATTATGTCCTTAAATGTAGGTAAAGAAACTTATGTGGGTAGGGTATTAGATTTATTTGATGATAGGAATAATAGATTAGGTTTAAACGATTTAGAAAAAATGGTCACCGAAGACCCTGAAAAAGAAATGCCTGTTGAAAATCTTCAACGTAAACAAAATTATATGAAGGTTAAAGACATTATAGATACTATAAAGAAAAATAACCTATCAGTCACGGCTAATGGAGTTATGTTTAGAACAGATAAACCATCTACCTTAAATGTCATTCTAGATAAGTGGTTTGATGAAAGAGTAATGTACAAAAAAGCTATGAAAAAAGCTTATAAAAGTGGCAATAAAAAAGAGGGTGAATTAAACCACCTTAAGCAATATACTATGAAAATTTTACTTAATTCACTCTATGGTGCAACTGCACTTCCTAGCTTTAGATATGGCAGTGTTATTCTTTCTGAAGGTATCACACTTACAGGACAGCGCATTATCCAAGAATCTGCTTTATTTGCTAATACCCATATGAATAAAGTATTAAGAGGGGAATTAAAACTAGAGATATGAGAGAAGAAGTACCATGGTGGATATGCAAAGAGGGAGATAAAAACTTCTGTACTTATGTAGATACAGACTCAAACTATTTCCACGCTGAACCCCTTTTAAAACATTTATATCCTAATTTTTCAGAATTACCTGCTGAAGAACAGGATGATCTTCTTGAAAAAATGGCTCTTAAATATCAAGATCTTATTACTGAGTATTATGATATTTTAGCTAAAGAAGCATTTAACATTCAAGAACACAGGCTTGAAATGAAAACAGAATGTACTATTCGTTCTGGTTTTTTCTCAGGTAAAAGAAGATATGCTCAATATATTACTAAAAAAGAGGGTATTAAAGTAGAGGATATTGATGTTAAGGGCCTTGATTTTATGAAATCAAATTTTCCGCCTTTATTTAAAAAGTTTTTTAATGGTATTCTAGATAAAATCCTATTTGGAGCTACTAGAAATGAAATCGATCAGGAAATCTTAGATTTTAAAAACAGTTTAGATACACTTCCACTTGAATTATTAGGTAAACCAACAGGGGTAAAAGATATTCAAAAATATATTGAACGACCTCCTGGTGCCGGAAATATATTTACTACACTTAAAACAGGGGCCCCTGTAAACGTTAAAGCAGCTGTTCGTTATAATGATTTTCTTAAATTTAAAAGACTAGATAAACAACACTCACAGATTGTTCAGGGAGATAAAATTAAATGGGTTTATCTAAAAGACAATCCTTACAAGATTGATACAATGGCGTTTTTAGATTTTGATTTTCCAGAGGAAATTCGTACATTTATAGAAATGTATATTGATAGAGAAAAAGCCTTTGATTCAATCCTTAAAAATAAACTAGAGTCATTTTATAAAGACCTTGATTGGGGCAATTTGACACTTAATACACATGTAAACACATTTTTCTCATTCTAATGACAGATAAAAGAGTTATAGATCAATTTATTTCAAAGTACCATTTAGGAGGTGCTATTGAAAGAGTTAAGTGGGTTTCTGATAAGGAATCCCTTAAAGCAGACTTCATAAACGATTCTCAAAACCTAGTAGGTAGTGTAGTTTCTAAAAATTTTAAATTTCCCATAGGTGAATTTGGTATTTATAGTACTTCTACCCTAAGTAAAATGTTAGGAATTCTTGAAAATGAGGTTATATTTGAAATCCAAAAAGAAGGAGGTACACCTGCTAGATTCAGTATAGGTGATACTGCTATGGATGTTAAATTTAATTTAGCAGACCCCCAAGTAATCCCAAATGTACCTAACATTAATAAAACAGAAGGTGATGTAGAAGTGGAGTTGGACGAAGAGTTTACTACGCGTTTTATTAAATCTAAAGATGCAATAGGTGAAGAAGTATTTTATGTTTCTACTCAAGAGGGGTTTACCTCAAAAGAAGTTAAATTAACTATTGGAAATAGTACATCTAACTCAGTATCATTTGCTACTTCTATAGAAGATAGAAGTCCTGATGTAGAGTTAGATAATATTCCTTTCAACGCAGATTTAGTAAAAGAAATATTTAAACATAATAAACGTTTTGAATTTGGTATAATGAAAATAAATCCAAAAGGATTAATGACTTTTGCATTTAAATTTGGAGACCTAGAAACTAATTATTATCTTGTAAGAAATCAAAATCAATAATAAATGGAAAATATCCCAATTACACCGTTGGCTGATCGTGTATTGATCCAACCGATTGAAGCTGAAGAATCAACCTACGGGAACATTGTTGTTCCTGATATGGGTAAGGATCGTCCCGACTTTGGAAATGTACTTGCTGTTGGTCCTGGCCGTTATGACAATAATGGTAATTTAGTCCCTATGCGAGTTGAAGTAGGACAAAAAGTTATTATGCCTAAGTACGGGGCAAATACCGTAGAAATTGAAGGTGAGGAATATGTTCTCGCCTCAGAAACAGAAATTTTAGGATTTATAAATTAATAAAATATGAGTAAAGTTATTAAATTTGGAGAAGATACTAGAAGCCAACTTCAGGAAGGAGTTAATAAACTAGCAGATGCTGTATCTAGTACTTTAGGTCCATATGGACGTAATGTTATTTTAGAACATGAAGTAGGATTTCAGTCTACTAAAGATGGAGTTACTGTTGCTAAAACTATAGAATTAGAAGATAAAACTGAAAATTTAGGGGTTTTAGTAGTTAGACAAGCAGCCATAAAAACCGCAGAGCAAGCAGGAGATGGTACAACTACTTCTACTGTTTTAGCTAGGGAAATTTATAACCAAGCTTTAGAAGCTGTAAATAATAAAGCCAATAATGCAGTAGGAATTAAAAAAGGAATTGAAAAAGCCGTTAAAGACACTGTTGAATTTTTAAAAGAAAATTCTAAAGATATTTCAAATGAAGAACAACTAAAACAAGTTGCAATTATTTCTGCTAATAACGATACAGAAGTAGGTAATTTAATAGCTACAGCTTTCGATAAAGCAGGAAGAGAAGGAGTTATTACTGTTGAAGAAAGTAAAACCCATGAAACTACACTTGAAGTAGTTGAGGGTATGCAATTCGATCGTGGTTATAAATCACCGTATTTTGTTACAGATAATGGTTCAATGACATGCCAACTTGATGAACCATATATTTTAATGTATGATGGTAAAATTAGTACTGTAAAAGAATTACTTCCTTTGTTAGAAGGTGTTAGTCAGCAAAATAGATCACTTCTAATTGTAGCAGAAGATATAGATGGTGAAGCACTTGCCGCTATGATTGTAAATAAAATGAGAGGTATTTTAAAGTGTGCTGCTGTTAAAGCCCCCGATTTTGGAGAACGTCGCACAATGATTTTAGAAGATATGGCTGCTCTTACTGGTGGTACAGTAGTATCAAAACAAAAAGGTATGAAGCTTGATAAAGTTACTTTTGATATGCTTGGAGACGCTCGTGGAGTTACTATTTCTAAAGAAGAAACTACAATTGTAGATGGGGCAGGTGGAGAACAAGCTGTTGAAGCTCGTATTGACGAAATAAAAAATCAAATTGATAAAGCAGAAAGTAACTATGCCCGTGAACAACTTCAACAACGTTTAGGAAAGTTAGCAGGGGGTGTTGCTGTAATTAATGTTGGTGGTCATACTGAAGCCGAAATGCACGAGAAAAAAGATAGAGTTGATGATGCTGTACATGCTGTAAAAGCTGCAATAGAAGAAGGTATCTTACCAGGAGGTGGCCATGCTTTACTCTGTGCTTCTTCTAACATTAAAAATGATGTTCTTAGTTCTTCTGAACAAATAGGTTATGATATTGTTAAGAAAAGTTTAAGAAAACCATTTTACCAAATATTAGAAAATGCAGGATATGATACAGAAAAATCTACCCTTTTAGGTATTAATTTAGATTCTAACTTAGAATTAGGGTGGAATTTAGATACAGAAAACCAAGTTGATATGGTAACCGAAGGTATTATTGACCCTACTAAAGTTACAAGATGCGCATTAGAAAACGCAGCATCTGTAGCAGGAGTATTATTAACAACAGAATGTACTGTTACTAAAACTCCCCAAAATGATAATACGCCTGATCAAGCACCTATGTTTTAATGGATTTATTTGTAGAAAAATATAGACCTAAATATTTAGATGATTTTGTTGGGGATAATACTGTTAGAACTAAAATACAAGAATATCTAAATACAGGTAAACTACAAAATTTACTGTTGTTTGGCCCAGCGGGGACAGGAAAAACCTCGCTGGCCAAACTAATAGTAGACCAATTAGGTGCAGATCACCTTTATATTAATGCTTCAGATGAAAGAGGTATTGATACAATTAGAGATAAAATCATTCCATTTGCTTCTAGTATTGGATTTAATGGATTAAAAGTAGTTATATTAGATGAATCAGATTACCTCACAGCCCAAGCACAGGCAACTCTTCGAAATGTTATGGAAAGTTTTAGTGCATCCTGTAGGTTCATTCTTACTTGCAATTATCTTGATCGTATTATTTCTCCCCTTCAGTCTCGTTGTATGGCTTTTGGAATTACTCCTCCTTCTAAAAAAGAAGTGGGACAACATATTCTCCAGATCTGTGAAAGTGAAGGAATTAACTATACTAAGGAAGATCTGGGACAAGTAATTATTACTCATTACCCTGATATTAGAAAAATTCTTAATACTTTACAAGGTAGTTTAAAAGATAATCAATTAGTACTTGATACTAAATCTCTTAAAAATACTGATTTTGAGAATAAAGTAGTTAATGGATTAAAAAATAAAATTCCCCTTAAAGATATTAGACAAATTATAGCTGATAGTGGTGCTACACAATTTGAATCATTATTTAGATGTCTTTATGATAACGTAGAGGAATATACTACAAATATAGGTGATGCAATAATTATAATAGCTCAATATCAATATGAGTATGGGTTTGTAGTAGATAAAGAAATATGCATCGCAGCAATGTTAAATAAATTATTAAAATTATGAGTGTAAATTCAGCACAACAAAGATATGACCAGTTTCAAGAATGGTATAAATGGTTTAATAAAAAATATAATAGATACCATAAGCTTAGATTCAAAAAATCTGTAAAGAAAAATTATTATAATAAATAAAATGCAGCAACAAAATTTTAATATTGATTTTAGTCAAACAACTCCTGTAGTTTGTGAAAAATGTGGGCATGAACACTTTACCCAAGTAAGCATGATGCGTAAATTATCTCCTATGCTATCACCTACAGGTCAACCAGCACTAATACCTATCCCGGTTTATGCTTGTACTAAATGTGGACACGTAAATGAAGAATTCCTCCCGAAAGATGACGCCCTTTGATTTTCTTAAGTTAGTACATGATAAAAAAATTAAATGGGAAGATCTTAATGAAGATGAACAAAAAACTTATAATAAGTTCATCATAAATAGAGCATTAGGGTTTAATAATAATATGTTAGATATAGTAAATCGTTTACAAGGATACGATGTTACGCCTAAAGAATCTTTTAAATATTATCAATCTATGACCGGTGATAAATTTAGATTTAATAAGTGGATTAAGGGAAGTAAAGATAAATCTTTTAATTCTGAGTTATTACTTAAAATTGCTAGTTACTTAGAATGTTCTAAAAAGCAAGCTAGCGAATACTTAAACATTCTATCTAAAAAAGAAACTAAAAATTTACTTAAACATATAGGTTTGCAAGAAAATGAAATTAAAAAGTTATTAAAAAAATGAAATATAAAGTTGGAATATTAGGAAATGGGTTTGTAGGAGAATCCCAAACCTTTGCTTTTAGCCCTGTAGCTGATATTAGGGTTTACGACATAGACCCTCTTAAAAGTACTCATACACTAGAAGAAATTTTTAAAAGTGATTTTGTATTTGTATGTGTTCCTACTCCTATGAAAAAAGATGGGTCTCAAGATTTATCTTACATAGAAAGAGTATTTGAAAATTCTCTTCCTGGTCCCGTTTATATTATAAAATCAACAATTTTACCAGGAACTACACAAAAATTAGTAGAAAAATTTCCTAAGTTAGACATAATATTTAGCCCAGAATTTCTTACAGAACGTACTGCTAAATTAGATATGCTTACTCAAGCAAGAATAGTATTTGGTGGTAAAAAAAGATTATGTAATAAAGTAAAAAAACTTTTTGAACAAAGATTTATGAATAGACATTACATAATCACAGATTCTACTACAGCTGAACTTATAAAATATATGAATAATACCTTTTTTGCTACAAAAGTAAGTATTATAAATGAATTTAAAAGATTATCAAATGCCTTAGGTACTAATTGGGAAGATGCTATGCATGGTTTTGCAGCTGATGGAAGAGTAGGAGATAGTCACTTACATGTTCCGGGTCCTGATGGAAAGTTAGGTTATGGAGGAACATGTTTTCCTAAAGATGTAAATGCATTAATTACAATGGGTGAAGATTTAGGTACCCCCATGAATACAATTAAAGCAGGATGGAAAACAAATTTAGAAGTTAGACCTGAACAGGATTGGAATAAATTAAAAGGAAGAGCAGTATCATGAGTGAAATAAATTTTACCCCAGAAGATGATGCCGCAGTAAAGTGGTGTGAAGAAAAATACCCTGAATTAACAGCAGAGTACAAAAAAATTATGATGGAACAATATGTTTTGTTTTGTAAAAAACATAGAAATTATGGTCCATCAAATATTAATGTAGGTACTAATTTAGAAACTGAAGCAGATATTAAATTAGCACTTACTGGCTTATGGTTTAGAGTAAACGATAAAATACAACGATTAAAAAACTTGGTTGTACAAGGAGAACCCGATACAGTAGGAGAGTCTATAGAAGATACACTTAAAGATCTCAGTGTGTATGGAATTATAGGTCAAATCGTACAACAAGGTAAGTTTAAATGATTTTAGAAAACGTACAGAATACAGTTGTCCCAGAAATGGACTGGGACAAATATAAGATGGTTTCATATACCCAGTTCTCAGCTTGGAGTGAATGCCCACATAAATGGAAGTTGATGTATATTGATAAAATGCGTCAGCCGCCTAATATTCACTTAGCATTTGGATCCGCTATGCATGAGACTCTTCAAGAGTATCTTGATTTAATGTATAATAAATCAATTAAGGCAGCAGATGAATTTCCTATTTATGAGGATTTTCAGGAACGCTT